AGATGGTGTTAGAGTTATCGGGCGCGAAGGTATAAAATTGATTACAAGAACAGATAAAAGAAATTCACAGGGTGGACAGGTTTTGAGTATTCCAGGGATTGATTTAATTGCTGGCAATGATGATTCAGACTTACAGCCTTTGGTTAAGGGGAAAAGTTTAATTTATGCAATGAGTAAAATCGTGAAATATTTGGACAATTTGAGCGGTATTGTGGATTCTTTTCTTATGTCACAAATGGAATTTAATAGTTTCTCGACAAGCCATTTTCACATATCTCCTGGTTTTGGAGCCCCAACACCACCTTCGCCAACAATGCTGGGTAGTGGGATTGCAACAGCCACAAAACAATTAGCTCAAACTAAGGCATCCATTTTGGCCTTTAAGGCCAATTTGGCTACTTACAATATTAACTGTCTTCAACCCGGCGGTTCTGATTATATCAATAGCAAGTATAACCATACAAATTAGGATTTATCATGGCGCAATATCGCACACAATTACTTGAAGTAGCGGGTCGTAAATATTATTTAATAGAACACGATAAACATTCACACCTTATTTGGCTCGATTCAGATATAGACTCTGATGGGAATGGCTCAACTTCTGGTTTTGTGGCCACAGACGCACGAAACATTTTTCATACGCACGAACACCCGATTGAAGATTTTGAGATTGTACCTTTTAGCAATCCAGCACAATGGCGTCACGAACACACAAATCCGTCGCCACAAAGGTTAAGAAACGAAAAAGCTAGAGAAGACACAGCCGCAGATGCTCCCAGCACAGGTGGTATAGCGGCTCTCGGAGATATGGGTGTTGTTGCTCCAGACGCCATCACCGGCACAGACGATCCCGACGTCATGACTCCAGAGGGTCTAACTACCGACGAAGAAGGTAGAACTTTTTTAGATACGCAAGGCATCGTAATAGGTGGTGGTCTATCGGAAGATTTGATAACATCGGCCGACATTGTTGATTTATCGAGATTTGATGATATAATTGATGGTCAAGTAAGTTCGACAGCCCCGGGAACTAGGGTTAGATTGTTCCCTGCAAATGCAATATATACAGGTAATGTTCCGGTTGATTGGCCAAAAAGGACAGAACACGAACCTTATTATAACATAGAGGAAGAACTGTATGCTGCGACAGTTACGACAGATTATCTACCAACAGAAGAACAGATTCCGGAACGAATAATATTGCAAGGCATCAAGCAATTAACAGATTTTTATGCTAAAGAAATGCCGGCAGATATCCGCGTTAATAACATGAGGATAGAGACAGAATACGAGCTAACAGAAAGACCCAATGAAGGAAATAAGATTTTAGTTACAATACCTGCTGCCGTATTTGATTTATTTAGGGATAAAAGACCTTGTTTTGAAACTGGTGGTCGAGCGAGGAGGAATACTTCCACTTATGCAGATTTAATTAAGCAGGTCAACACAGTTGCCGCTGGTTGTGACAAATATCACAAACAATGTATAAAGGTACCGGGAATCAACCTTAGACATGAAGCAATACGATTAAGAAAATTCTTAAATAAGATAAATAAATTGATGCGCGATAACAAGATTGTTATCGATCCAGATAGACAAAATGAAGTTGAAATTGGATACAACACAAATCGTGAAATAACATATGTCTCGGTCGATTCTCAAACTGCATGTGTAGGGCTTACTGCGTTCCTTTTTACTGACCCGGTTGACAACCCTAGAACATCTGGGTATCTTTATGATTTGCCTAAATTAGCTAACAGATTAAGTTCTATAAGGCAACCAACTTTAACAGAATTCATTACAGAAATGACACACCCACCGTGTCCTAAATTTAAACCGTCTTCTTTCGCAGACGAACTCCCTGGACTGGCTCAAAAATTTGGTTTTAGAGCCTTTCCTGATAGTGCGGATCCTCTAGATATAATCAATTGGACTTCGGACACAATTGAAGCTTCAGATCCACAAAACTTATATACAACTGCAGAAAAATTGCTTGAAGAAAATAACGCTATTGTAGATCCAAATTTCTCAAGACAACAGGCCCTCAAGGCTGAGAGTACCTTTCATTATGCCGGCGATGATGTTGTATATAACATACCTCTACTGCTTGAACAACTGGTCACCAATGGTTCGTTGGATGAAATATTCTCAGAGGTATTAAATAAAATAGATATGTCCACTATCGCGGGCTTTGCAGCTTCTGCTGTAATGGGCAAGATTCCTAATTTAAAAGATATACTGGAGTGTGCGAACGAGACATATTATAACGGTGCTGAAAAAGTATTGAAAACTTTTGTTGAGGCCGCTCGTGCAGATATTGCAAGCTTTAGGGAAAGAGAGACAGACGCATCCGGCAACACGACATTGGCTGCTCGTGGCGTGGAGACAGATGCCGGTGATTTAGTTACAGAATTTGAAATCGAAATGAAAAGGATATTAGCATTTGCCCGCGTCGATGCAGAGAAGATTTTAATCGAGCTTTGTTATTTAGTAAACCAAGAATATCCTATAGCAAGCGAGGACAATGTCAGCAGAGAGACATTGACGTATTTAACAAACCTTAATGTGGATATCGATAGCGATATGGAGGAAGTCCAGCAAGCAGAACAGGAAGGTCTCAGAACTGTTTTCAGCACCCCTCGACCTCGCGTAATGGAGGAGGAAATAATCAACGAACGCACTCCTGGTACGGGTCTTAGAACTGCTGATCTCACTTCTAATTCTTCTTGGCTTTCTGGTCTAGGTGGGTTTGAAAGAGATGTTATATCAACAAATACTCTGATTTTAACAGGACTGGATTTTTATTTTGCTTTCACAGAGAGAATCATTGATTTATATACTAACGTCCATGGTTCTTTTTTCGGTTCGGCCAAGGTTTTATCTCTTGGGACTAGGCAAGACGCTTTTCATAGATTAAGGGTTAATCGTAATAAATACTTGGCTGCACTAAAGGTGGCAGAACTTATATGTGATCCAAAAAACCCAATTCCAGATTTATCCGGATTTAGGGTTCCCTCTTTGCCTAGGTTGCCAGATTTATCAACGTTCGACTTCATGGGATGGCTTACAGCTGAACTTTTGCAGGCACTTTTGGATTTTGCAGCCAGCATGTTTTCTTCATTGTTAGCGGAAATAATGAAGTCTGTAGTTAATTTTAGCGGCCTAGATCCTGTTTCCATATGTACATGTCTGGATCCGTCTTTTAATATAAATATATCTACAAATCTAGATTTTGGTGGATTTGATGTGGATGACGTGTTTAATACTATTCTTGGTATCCCCCTGCCAGAAAATGAGGATGTCTTCAATTTTTCAATGGGAGAGATATTAGAAGCTTTTGTATGTACTCCTGTTGGGTTTGAAGAAAAAGGTGGGATTGGTGCTGAGTTAAGGATGTTTTTAAATGATGTATCTTCATCATTAACTTCTAGCGAAATGTTAGCCTTAATGGAGGGCAAGGTAACGGGCAATACACATGCCATTATTAAAAGTATCATAAGGCAAGAAAAATATGTTAAGTTGGTTGGATATTTTTCAAGTTCTTTTGGAAACGAAGCTTCGGTTCGAGACTTTTTCTTTCACGTAGGGGGTTATTTGGGGCCAAATTCTTTGGAAGAACAGAGACAGGGTTCTCTTGAAGGTAGTGAGGGCGCTGTCTTTACAAGTGATAAAAGGCAGTTCTTGATGGATAGAAAGTTTGGTGATAGCCTAACCCAGGATAAAATTCAAGAAGAACTATCAAAAATCACTTGCAGAGAGACATCTGCAGCTACAAGAATGCTGCAGAACAATGACACCAGTTCTCTTGATTTACCACAGCCAAAAATACTAGGCACGAAAACCGGCCTTTTGTCCCCGACCCCGGGGTCGGTTCAATACATGATTGAAAGAACCATAGAAACTATGTTTGATGGTATAAATATTACTTTTGAGCAAGTTCTTCACGGGCCATCTGGTTTTATTCAATCTGCTTGTTTTAAATCTGGCTCTAGAAGATATTATGAAACATTGAAAGAGCAAGATTCGGCCCGTCAACGGTCAGCACTATATACCGGAATAGGGCCGGCCCCTGCCCCTTTCGAATGGCACAATTGGTCTCCCTTTGAAATCAGAGATGGGGCCGCAGGAGACGCTTTACATATAGGTGAAAGAAACGATGGTTTGTTAGAACCTATTAAGACATATTTAGAAGACTTAAGCTTTCCAGCACAACCTATACAAAGAGATAGTCAAGGCCGCCCCCAGGGTAACATATCTTTTAGTTTACCAACCCAGCGAGAAGACTTGTCTTGGGAGTTTAAGGGTTTAAATGAGAACAGGGTTTTCGAATATATACTAAAAGTACCAACGCCAAATTTTAGACCTTATCAGAGTGATTCAATTATCCAGATCACAACAAAACAGGATATAGATCTTTCAAAATATAACGCAAAAGGTTCTGATGTTCCAGTGATATTAAATGATATATCTCCAGAAACAAATAACCCAGTCGCTATATTCGCTGCTATAGCGACTCAAGATTTTAAAGAAAATCTTCCTGATATTGATTCTAGTAAGATATCTGAGTATATTGAAAAAGTAGGTTATTATAGAACCATGGCTGACATATTAAAGCTATTCACAGATGAAATTTTAGATTCTAAAATTCTAAATGCTACGACTGAGGAAGTTATGAACTGGCGTTTAGAGCCTGTAACAGATGTGTCAGGCCACACTCAGACCACTCTTTTAGGTCTTGAGGAGCTTAGGGAAAAGGCCAAAAAAAGGTATGAAGAGTTCGTTCCTGGCCCTAAAGACGACTCTACTGCAGCAATGCAAAACACCGTTATTGCTAGTGCTACAGAGGCAACAATTCGCTTACATGTTATAGAGATATTCTTAAGAACTCTGCCAGTTTTTGATACCTTTAGAAAGAATGATATTATAGGTGATGAATTTGTTGGATATATTTCGAAGAAGATTCAAGAAAGTTGTGTTAGACAAGATCCATTTTATCCTGGTTATTATGAAAATATATTAGATAGTGCCAAGGAACTATACAGGCTAGAGTGGAAGAGTAATAATAATAGCCTAAACGATCCTAGTACCGGCGATGCCATGCCTGGACCCAAAAGAATACAAAGTGAGGATTCACTCAGGTATTTTATCAAGAAGACAATATTGGACATGTCCGAAGAGATAACCAAATTAAACATGCTTTCTCAAAAAAGAAAAACATCTATATATAAGTCTTTGTTGAATAATATGATTAGGTTTCCAAACAAAACAAATGGGATATTTGATGTGCCGACGAAGCTCGGGGCGCTCTTGCCGAAGGATATCCCTCCCCCCGGGGATAATAGATATGTTTATTTGGATAGGTTTGAGGAGATCCCAAATATAAGCCGTGTTCAGGAAAAGGGTCGAGAGTTAGAAGAAGAATATGGTACAGAGCCTCATTATGTGGGTTTTAACAAACTTAGGGCCGGTTTAGAAACGTTCGAAGATGGTGGGTTGTTATTGGAAAAATATGTGCAATATGAAGTTCCCCCAACTGCTCAAAGGGGCCAACCGTTGCCAGACCCTGAAGTTTACATAGTTCCAGTTTCTGAGTATGTAGAAATACCCGCAAACGCTGAGAAAATTAGATTTGGTCTAAGGCTGGTATATGTGCCGGAAATTGATTCTGAACTAAGGAGTCAAGTCGGCCGTCAAGTAGTGGAGGCTTCTGGTTTATTAAAACAACACGAGCAAGCTTTTATTCCAGATCCAATTGAACCGCCCGGGAAGCGCTCTGCAGTTAGCCTTGATCCTGATGATACTGATACTGATATCAGCTTAGGTCTTGGTTCTGGCGACACCGCCGTCACCCAACAACAGGCCGATGACGATGCTGCCGAAGAGCCGACATATCATGTTTATGATAAACCAGATCAATTTCGTGCCTTTCGCATAATGGAGAGGTTTGAGAATGTGAAGATTGTCGATGAACGCGGCCCCATAAATTCATCCACTGGTGAACGTGACGGAGCCTTCGCGAAAGAGAATTTTTACACATACCGTTGGATATACCCAATGCCATTGGTTAGTGTCGTTACGGATGAAGAGTTCGATATTGATCGAGAGCCCCCGGATTTTCAACCATACTTAAATAAACTTATCAACAAGATGGTAGAGGACGACAGATTTAAAATCTTATTTGAGCATTGTTTTCCGCTGCAAAAAATATTGTCAGTTATGACTATTTATACTGAAGTGGTTTTTTCTAATAGTGGTGATCAGAAACTTATAACAGTTTTTGATCAGATTAAAGATATGTTAAAATCACTTTTGGATGGTGGAAGGAATATGAACAATTATAGCTACAGAGACAGAACAATACAGGCAGTTGGTGGCAATGCAGGCTTGTACAAGGGTCGTAAAAGAAGAGTATTCTCTGGAGGCCGCCAGCCGGTTTTATATGATAATCAAACAAACTCTTTCACTTATCCAGGAAAGTTCCACAAAGGGGAAAATTAATCAATGGCAGGATTAGCACCAGTATTGCCTTTAGCACGAGATGAGGTCGACGGCTATGCGCTTATTAAAGATTTTAAGACTTTAGCCGAACAAAACCTCAAAATGCTGTTATTGACGGCTCAAGGTGAGCGTATGATGGATCCTGAGTTCGGAGTTGGTTTGAAAAATTACTTGTTTGAAGTTGATCACCACACAACCTATAGTCGGTTGGACACCGCAATTCGTTCCCAAGTAAGGAAATATTTTCCATATATGGAAATAAGAAACATAGAGTTTATTGGTGGCAATGACGATCATTTGTTGAGTATTAATATAATATATTTTATTAAGCCACTAAAAATAACCAGTAGTTTAGTTTTTGAGTACAATTACAAATTTTCAGACTTAACATTAGTTGTAGACTAATAATTAATGTTTGTAATTGTAGGAGGGGAAAAAGAATAAAACATGTCAAAGAGGAAGCCAACAATAAATTATACTAGTAGAGATTTCACTTCTATAAGAAGAGACTTACTCTCATATGTAAAGAAATATTACCCCACCACTTATCAAGATTTTAGCGAAGCTTCGTTTGGTTCTTTGATGATAGATACCGTATCCTATGTTGGCGATATCTTATCGTTTTATTTAGATTATCAAGCGAATGAATCGTTCTTGGATACTGCGATTGAGTATAATAACGTTATAAGATTGGGGCGACAATTAGGTCACAAATTTGTTAGAAGTCATTCATCTTTTGGTTCTGTTACTTGTTATGTAATAGTGCCGGCCTTAAACGAAGGATTGGGACCAGATACTACGTTTATGCCAACTTTAAGAAAGGGTAGCAAATTCAGTACACCTCGTGGTAGTCTTTTTACTTTAACGGATGATGTCGACTTTTCAGCTGATGAGAATGACATTGTTGTTGCAACGGTTAATTCCGATACCGGCATCCCAGAAACTTATGCTATAAGAGCCGAAGGTCAGGTTCAGTCCGGAGAAATATTAATATCTTCTGTGCAAGTTGGTGAATATGAGAAGTTTAAAAAAGTTCGAGTTCCAAGCTCGAACATTACAGAGGTTATTTCCGTTTTCGACTCAGATGGGAATGAATACTTTGAAGTTGACTATTTGTCACAAAATGTAGTATATAAGGAAACACTTAACACTAATTCTGACTCGTCTGTTGTTCCAAACATTATAAAACCAATTGTTGTGGCAAGAAGGTATATGGTAGTAAATGAGAGAAATGAAACATTCCTACAATTTGGGTTTGGATCCGAGGAGACGGTGTCTGAAAACGTAGTGGTTGATCCCAGTAAGGTAGTCCTAGATAGACATGGTAGAACATATAATACAGATTTTTCGTTTGATCCATCTAAACTAACTGAGACTGATAAACTGGGCATTGCTCCAAGCAACACTACATTAACGATTACTTATAGAAAAAATACGGATGAAAACGTTAACGCTAGTGCTGGCACCATAAATAGAGTTGTCGACCCAACTTTTAGATTCGCCAACAAAACCACACTAAATGCCAAAAAAGTTACGGATGTTCAAAATTCTTTGGAAGTAGAAAACCAGGGACCAATAACTGGAGACGTTTCCTTACCCTCTACTGTTGAGTTGAAAATGAGAATATCTGATACCTATTCTGCGCAAAATAGGGCAGTAACACGCCAAGATTATAAGGCTATGGTTTATTCTATGCCCGCAAAGTTTGGAGGTGTTAAGAGGTGCAATATTGTACAAGACAAAGATTCTTTTAAAAGAAATTTGAATATGTATATTATCTCAACTTTGCCTAATGGTCAGTTAACAACTGCCAGCGATACACTTAAGCAGAATTTAAAAGTTTGGATAAACAAGAACAAAATGATAAATGATACCGTCGATATATTAGATGCTAAAATAGTTAATTTAGGAATCGATTTTGCTGTAACCGCAAATATAAACTTTGATAGGGCTGCTGTTCTGTCGCGCTGCATTAATACCTTAACTGCTTTCGTCTCTGTTAAGATGGATATTGGGGAAAACTTGATTATATCGGATATCACTAATGAGCTTAGCAAGGTGGATGGTGTTTCTTCTGTAAATGATGTTGAAATAAGTAATATTATTAAGGGTGGTTACTCCAATAGGCACTATCCTGTGAAAAGATATTTATCAGCAGATAAAAAGATACTTTATTGTCCGGATAATGTGGTATTCGAAATTAAGCGCCCATTGCGAGATATTAAAGGAACAATTGTATAATGGCTATTAGAAGATATGTAGCAGATTCAGATAATACTATAACAAATGCATTTGAACAGAACCTAATAACAAGGGGTTCTGGATCGAACATGGGTCGTTCAGATGTCTCTGAGGTCTTTACAATTTATGGCCAGGCTTCCAGTGCATCTTT